CTACGAATATCTTCTGGGACCAAAGGTAAAGTCCTCTACGAACCCCTGTACCTTAGCTATCGGATGAGCAATCATATCGAAGACATCAGCTTTAAGGTTCTCTAAGTGATCGATACGATACTGCATACCAACAAGATTATCCAGAGGACCCATAGCATAAAGGTTATCAGGGCGTAGCCGCCACCCAGCATGACGTATGCTGTTCCCCCTCCAAGAAGGGTTAACCACATTACGAATAACCCTCTGCCTGTCAACGATAGTAATGATCTTATTCTTGTGCAGGGTGTTTGTTTCTGTGTCATAGATGTCCCCCTGCAACTCAATAAGTTCTACGTAGTTAGACTGGTAGTACTGAAGGATAGACCCAAAGCCATCTACTTGGTAACCTTCATCTTTCTTTACGTCTTGAGGCCCGAGTCCTGCTACGTTCTTACGGGTACTCACGATGTCATCAAAGACACCTTGGAGGTAACCGTTCTCAGGGTGATCAAGGATGTCAGCTTGTACTTCCCCGAGAGACTTTACTGAGCGTGTGATCTTAGGGCTGTAGTTGATGTCATTAGCCGTGGGGTTAATCAGGATATCGTAAGGCGAGATACGTGTAGCCTTAGGGCCTACGTAACCGGGGATGACCTCTCCTGTTTCCTCGTCGGTACGAGTCTCGTTAACGTACTCGGAAGTAGCAAAGACATTACCATAATCAATGTAGTCGTAGACTAGACTGGATATGATGGTCTCGAAGTTACTGTATCGAAGCTTGTTCTTCATGTAGCTGGAGATTACTTTACGTTTCTCTTCTGCCTCGGAGTCTTCATCATCTCCTTCCCATAGGAGCCAGTCATCGTTAGGGAACAGTGCAGCCATGTAGTTAGCGTGCAGGTTATCCCTGATCTGACACAGCTTAGGGGTTGTAGTGGAGTTCTTCCAAGGAAGAGTAGAGTTAGTAGTCTTCGTGGTATCAGTAGCGAAGATGTAGTTACGAAGCTCCTTCTTCTCGTTGATCCATGAGGCACGTCTCATATCGTAGTCCATGTACTGTGATACGATAGCAGAAGCTAGGGCATCAGGTGTACCGATGAACTCTTGAAAGTCTATTGTTCTACCAGCCATCTCAACCTCCTCCCCCTTCAACGTCACCTACTGTGCCGGTCTCTCCTGCTTGGGAGTTATCCATACCTCCGTTACCTGAGCCAGCATCAAAGGCAGCGTTCTTAGCTGTACGTAAAGCATCACGTACTTGGTCCTGAATCTTACTTAACTCTTGTACATCTTTAGGGGTTCCTCTAAGTTCCCCATCCCCTTGCCTAGACACAGGACCCCTTACATTACTCCCTCGGCTTAACTTATCTGCTAAAGAAGAATCTCGCTTATCACGTTCAGCTAGTGTACGTTCTTTATCAATGAAGCCTCCTAGAGCTTGAGCTACACCAAAAGCAAATCCCGGTGTAGACGTTAACCCTAATGGGTTAGGAGCATCAAACTTTCTTGACTCTTCTTCTAACGCCCTGTCAGATAATGTCGTTGGGTCAAAGACTGACCGAGGATTACTAGTAAAGTCTCTTCCACCTGTGTTAGTAGGGGTAGACGTACTAGACACAGCAGCTACGTTAACAGGAGCAGACGTGGCCCCAGTAGCAATGTTAGTGTCTTGTGGTGTGATACTCTTGGGAACTAGGAACCTATTGAAGCTCTGGACACCAGATGGCGTTGCTACTCCTAGTTCTTTGAATCCTGTTCTAGCCATAGGTGACTCCTCCGAAGCGTGGATGTGTTACGACCTTACTGACATTGAACCCTCCAGAGTTCATACGTGCAGTAGGTATCTTACAGATGTCTATGGCACATGCCAAGGCATCTTTGATGTCATCGTGTGGTGGGTGTGTTAAGACCAACTCATCTTCTAGGAGCTGACAGTTACCACCTTTGTAGTGCCATATAGACATGTTCTCGTAGCGTGGGTCTAAGGTAGCACCGATACGTTCTTCCTTGGCTCCACTGTGCCGTGTAGGGCTGTGTTCATCGATGGAGAGAGCTAGTCCGTAGGGTCTGATGTAGCTGTCCTTCAACTCTCTGACGATAGCTTTCTGTGCAGCTGTTACCTCTGCTCGTAGCTTCCTGAACCCCCACTTAGTCTGGAGACGTAGGATGTTATCGAAGTACTCTTGGATTCTCTCTGTCTGGAACCTAGCTATATCCAAGACGTAATAGAAACCTTGAGCGTCTACACCAACTACAACCACTGCCGTGTAGTCGCTACGCCTTGAGAGGCTATACGCAAAGTCTACTGCAGCAAAGACATTAAGCTTAGAGGCTTTATAGAACCATGTTCCTTGCTGTTGGGTTAGGTGTGACTTGTCGTAGTACTGGAACTGATCGTATTTGATCCTTGAACCATCGATGCTGTTAGGGTTGTTGTAGTACTGTGCAGCGAACTGAACCTTATCGATGTACTTAGCTCGCTTGGTAGCTAGAATCTTTCTATCGAACCCGAACCACTTACCATCAGAGCGTTGTTGTCTAGGCCACAGGAACTCACCACTGCCGTCTCCTACGTCCTCTACGACACGTTCGAACTTCTCGTATACAGGGTTAGAGTCTATGATCTCTCCATCATTGTTGTACTCATCTGCTTCCATTTCCATTAAGTCATTGTACAAGTCCTTAGGGTGGTACCGTGTACCTACGATCCACTCTTGGGCACCAGCACCTTCAATAGACGAGAGGTGGGAGTACTGAGTCTTAACCTTAGACCTCCCCTCTTCTGTATAAGCATTCTCAGGAACCACAGTATCATCCAGTACAGCAACATCACAATGCAGCCCTGTAATAGAAGTAGTGAGACCAGCAGTAAAGATAGATGGATCACGTACTCCTTCCTCCGAACGTTTAGGGTGATCTAGTTCAATCTCGGTAGACGTCCACTTAGCTCTCTTACCTTCTTCGGGGTTAGTCATTAGAGGCCAGTAGCGTCTGTAGATAGGAGACGTGAAGATATCCTTCATGAACTTAAGTTGTTTCTCTGCTAGGTTACTTGTGGCCGAGATGTACAAGACCCTGTGATCAGGGTTACGAGTTAAGTACCAGACAACCCTGAAGGCTACCATACGAGACTTCTGGTGGTCACGGGGTAACAGTACCAACTGGTGATCACTAGCTTCCTGTCTTGTCCACCAAGAGCATAGGTCCTCATGGACTGCACCTAGTACAGACTTAGGGGAGACCAAGCGTATGAAGGTCAGTAGGTCTGACTCAGCTGCTTCTCGTATGTCGTTGGTGGAGACCACTTACTTCTTATCTCCATTGATTACACTTAATCCAATACGGGTTGCATCATCAGCAAACTCAGCATCAAGTTTAGCTGCGATCTTAAGTTCCTTGGCTACTTCTTCTTTGGAGGGGCGTCCTCTCTTAGTAGCTTTGTTCCAGTCACCGTTAGCTAGGTACTTAGCTGCATTGAAGGAAGACTTACCTCCACCCTTAGCTTCACCTATGACAGACCTGAGACCATCACTCTTAAGCTTGAGTTCTAGTTCCATGTCCCACCCTTCAAGGTAAGGACCGATAGCCTTAGAAGCTTTAATCTTAAGCCACTGGTTCCAACTACCGAAGGCCTCCATAGCAAACGAGTACTCAGTAGGATCACCGCAGGCTAGATACAAAGCCTTAAGAGAAGGGAGACCACCAGCTGCTTCATCCTTTAAGGTCCACATAGGGGTTAGTTCAGGGGTAACAGAACGGAACTCATGGAACAATGACTGAGTACGGTAGCGTCCCATCTTATCCTTGTAGCTCATGACGTGCCTCTACGATCAATCATGAAGTTCTTTAAGACCTTCTCAGGGATCGGGTCTGCATGTTTAGCACAACCCTTAACACCAACCATATAGAAGTAATCCTTAGCGTCAGACCTCTTGTAGAGGAAGACAGTATCAAACTGGAAGTCTGATGCCGGTGGGTGGTTGTTGTAGTTGTATCTGAAGATAGACACCTGCTCGCTTGTAAGTTTCTTAGCTTTTATGGTGGGACCGTTGGTAGACATGATCTTTTCATGTAAGTCTACTACGGTTACCTTGCACTCAGTAGCGCCTAGTGGGGAACTGACCAAAAGCATTAAAGTCATTAGGGCCGTGATGAGAACCTTCATGTCCACTCCTATAAGAAGTTAAATCTCTATCTTCACGTATATTATAACACATTAAGGTAAAGAAGTCAACAACTATCTTCTAGGCGACGATATCTCCTATATATAGTAAGATACCTATAAGGGGTTAAGAAGTATAAAACACAGGACATCTTAGATTACATTAGTACTATTAGTATATAGTATACACGCCCGAGGCTGGTTTGTCAAGAGGTAAAATGAAGCCTACGTAAATTAATTGAGTCTAAGCAGGATTTCTCTTAGATTTATTTACCGTACCTGAAGAACACACCACGGCACCCCCTACCCCCACATATCCCCCCTTGCGAATGATTCTTATTAGCACTCGCAAGCCACACTAGACTGCAAGTAATACTCAAACTCATTGATATTGCAAGTCATTCTCATTATTAACTGGATTCTGGTTGATAATGATTATTAGTATCAACCCAGACTACCCCGACGATACAACCAACCCGTTGATCCTACAATAGAATAATTCTAATAATCAATCGTACTACCGATCACTTTATAAACTGTATACAATCTGGATATTGCATGGATATCCTTATAGGAACAAAACAGGAACACTAGATACAACTACATATGTAGGTAATTACACTAAAACCTCTCAGGGCATACGGGTCCATAACAAAGCCAACGCCTACCACGGGTCAATACAGGGTATTCTAGTGGCATGAACAAAAGTGAACACAACAAGAACATAAAAGCATTATAGATATATAATCCTACAATAGGATATACCCCGCTGCATAGAATTACGTTACTCGCAAGCATTAGCTATTCACAATATTGTGATCATAAATTCACACCTGTTAACACGATTATGCTTTTCTTCCATCTTGTTTCTGATACAAGGGCTACAGTTTCAATTATATATAAGGTTTCATTTGGTATCACTTTCTGGTCTGGCCCGCCTCTCAATGCAGCCAACGCCTACCCGACGGAGACCATCGTGTCGTTTGGATAGCCCGCCTCTAGTGCAGTGCTTCCTCTCGTAACAGTCGATCAACCGGACACATAACGGGGAAGGATAGCATGTAATAACCTGCCTATGACGGTGTACCGTTTGAAATATACAAATGATCAATCTTAGATGTTCTCCTGAATTCCAGATAACCTAGTTTAGTATTGTTCTAAACAGAGTTAAATAGGTACGGCCATAGCAGGCTGTTTTAGCGCAAAGCACTAGCTCCCGACGATAGATTGCAATCTTGTATAGAGTAGCAGGAGAATTGGTATCGTACCTGTAAACGAGATACCAGCGGGTCCGGTGGCGCAATATACCACCAGCATTTCAATTCATGCTTTGTTGTTTGTAAGCTAGCTATTCCTTGTTATGGAAGTCACTAGCTTTGTTCTCTTTTTGTTCTGTTTGAAGACAGGATACCAGCAAGAGGGACATAACGATGCGTGAACCTTACAAGCTAGATTGAATTGATATGTGAACGGGGCAAACTTTCAAGATTAAAGAACCACTATCACAATTGGTAGTGGTTTATCATGCTATTGGATTGTCTGATTGCATGATACAACCACTAGAATATGTTAGGACATATTATGTTAAACTTGAAACAGATAAAAACTACCATCAAACTTATTCGTAATGCAGGTGTAAAACTTGACCAGCGCATCAATGATGCAGGTGTATCGATCATGAACCATGCGAATGAACATGGGGACTGGTCGCAGATGAATGCGCTATACGAGGCGCTTCCTAAGTCTGCACGTCGTAAAGCATTCGTTAAGTGGGTATCGGATCACGGCCCATTGAAGTTTGATGATAAGAAAGGTACGTTTGTGCGTCCCGTTAAAGTCAAAGTAAAAACCTTTGATGTAGAAGGAGCGAATGCAACTGCATTCTGGGACTATACTAAGGAAGTTGCGAACACTCTTGACTTGGATAAACTTTCCAAGATGTCAGACAGTGAGATTGTCGCGGCATTCAAGAACCAGAAGTCTAAACAGGCACAAAAGGCCATTGATAATGGTACCTTCAAAGGTAATGTGACTGACTTCCAGACTTGGATTGCTGCATAAGCACCACCAATTGAATACACATCAAGCACATGGCATGGACTCAATAGGTCTGTGTTGTGTGCTTTAGTGTGTTCACTTGAGAAAGGTACAAGCATGAAATTTAAAGGGCATGAGTTCATTGCCTTGATGATCTTATTCATCGGGGTGTATGCGTTGTTAACTTGGATATAGGGGTGAGTGATGTTGTCATTACATATAACAAAACATAACATAGGTATCAGTGGGACACGCCTGTCTTTTAAGGATGCTTACGAGGCTCGGACCATGCGGTCTATCCTTGATAAAGCAGGGATAGAGCGAATGAGTACTCACCAAGATACAATAACGGGTGAGTTTATTGTTTATATTAACCATAGTCCTGTCTTGAGTGCGGCTAGTGTTAAGGAGATGAGTGATGTCTAACACAACAATTCCCAACGTGGTACGTGATGTGCTGCGTTCATTGTCCTATGCTGAGGAGTCTAATCAGCGTTGGTATTACAACGGGATGTATCGGGACCTGATGGACCTGTATCCTAAGTGTGACTTGAAGACTCAAAGGTACATCATTGGTGAGGTACCTACAATGCGTGAAGCAATGCGTTATCACGTTTAACTTTTTAACGGAGAAGTACAATGAGACAGTTTCCCCTTGCGTTTAAGATTGAAGTAGTTAAGGAAGTTAAGTCTAACCTATACACACAGAAAGAAGTAGCTAACAGGCATGGTGTATCTACTATTGAAATATGGTTTTGGACTAAACAATACGATGAAGGACGTTTGAATAATAACCTTGCGGAACGTAAGATGCACGCTTGTATACCACAACGATTGATAAAGGAGTAGTACAATGAGACAGTTTAGTATTGAGTTGAAGAAGAAGTGGGTAGACATGGTGCGTAGTGGTATGACTCGCAATGCTGTAGCTAAGGAAGAGGGTGTGTGTTATGACTCTGTTCGGAGAGCTGTAGCTCAAGCTGAAGAAGGACGTTTGAATAGTACCCTGTCCTTCAGTGTACCCTCTGCACCAGCATCACTATCAGGCATTGATCTGGTACTAGCTAAGATGCAAGCCATCAAGGACAAGCACATGTCACGCCTTGAGGAGCTACAAGTAGAGGCACAAGCTATCACTGATGAGTTGGATACCATCGAGCGTATGGTGGGTGCTAGTACTCCTGCTCTTGTGTACTCAACGGCAGCTGAGTGATGTCGTTCGATGATGATAGTTTAACTAGTGCTATTCTTATTGGTGTGGTACTAGGTTGTATTGTCGTAGTGGTAGGAGGCTTTGTGTTCTCATGATGAAAGTAATTCTCTTTAAGATACTGGTA